GCGGCGCGCGAGGCCTTCCAGGTCCTGAGTAAGCCCATGGCGGCGCTGTCGCTGGCCGAGGCCGGTGGGATGCGCCAGAGCCGGCGCACGCAGTGGGAGCTCACCAGCCGCCACGCCGGGCTGTGCGGCACGGCCTTCTGGGTGCTGGACGGGCTGAACGGGTGGGGGTTCCCCAGGGCGATCCTGTACTGCCGGCCGGACCGGCTGACGCCCGAGCTCTCCAAGCAGGGCGCGCTCATCGAGTGGCGCCTGGACCGCGGCGCCGTGGGCAACCAGGAGGGCACGCCGATCAGCCTGGAGGAGGTCGTCCCGTTCTACCTCCAGGCTCCGAACGAGGGCTACATGGCCACCGGTCTGGTGGAGGCGGCGCTGATCAAGGCGCAGCTGAACGGCGCGATCGACCGCTACTTCGGCCAGGTCATCAGCGGCGGCGGCCGGCTGTCCGGCATCATCGCGCCGAAGGAGGGCCGGATCGATGACGACAACGTCTACAACCAGATGGTCCGGGACTGGCGCAACGTCACCGAGCAGCCCGAAGCAGCGAAGCGCCTCCAGGTAGTCCGGGCCCCGGTCGAGTTCACCAAGACCGTGAACACCCCCGCGGAGATGGGTCTGATCGAGCTCATGGCCCGGAACCGCGACGATCTGCTCGCGATCTGGGGAGTCCCGTACAGCCAGGTCGGCGGATCCCCCGCGGCCGGCATGAACGGCGGCGAGGCCCGCGACAGCGACCGCCAGGCGCTGTGGGAGAACGCGATCCTCCCCAGGCTGTCCATGCTCCAGGAGCCGATCCAGGAACTGCTCGACCGGCTCCAGCCGGAGCTTGGCTGGGCACCGCAGTTCGTCCTGGATCTGCCCGAGCTTCAGCCGGAGGCCACCAGGTACGACCGCGCCTCCAAGACGTCCACCATCGCGCTGACGAACGACGAGCGGCGCGCGCTCCTGGGCATGGCGCCGTTCCCGCCCGAGCTCATGGGCAGCACGGGCAAGCCGCTGGGTGAAGAGGTCTGGGTGCCGCTGTCCATCCAGCCGATGAGCTTCGAGCCGGCCGCGCCGGTGCCGGCGCAGCTGGGGCCTGGCGCTCCGCCCGTGGCGGGCGAGACGGGCGCGGAGGAGCAGGCGGATGACGACGCCGAGGAAGAGGACGTCGACGCGCCCACCGAGGCCGTGGGCGCCAGCAAGGCCCGCCTGCCCGCAGGGATGGGCAAGCTGCGCTCCACGATGGACCGCCGCGTCACGCCCGCGCTGCAGCGCTCCGTGGCGGGCGTGCTGGAGGACCAGCGCGATGACGTGGTCCGCCGCGTGAAGAAGGCCTGGGCCCGCATCCAGTCGCACCCTGGCGATGACCAGGCCTGGTGGAACGAGGCCAAGGCGAACGCCGCCATGCTCCGCGCGGTGAAGCCCGTGCTGTCCACGGTGGGCGAGCTCGTCGGTGATCACGTCGAGGGCGCCATGTCGCCCGGCAAGGCGAAGCTGGGCGAGGTCTCGAAGCGCGCAGTCGCCGGCGTGATCGGCCGCGGTGCTGCCCGGGTGACGCGCATCAACGAGTACACCAGGGAGGGCATCAGGCGCCTCATCCAGCAGGCGATCAAGGACGGCATGTCGGTGACCGAGGCGGGCGAGCTCATCGCCGGCTGGTCCGGGTTCGACAGCTACCGCGCCGAGCGGATCGCGCGGACCGAGCTCATGTTCGCGTACAACGCGGCCGCGCTGGAGAGCTACGGCGCGCTGGGCGTCGAGCGGGTCGAAGCCTCCGATGGCGACGACGATGAGGAGTGCGCGGAGCGCAACGGGCAGACGTTCACACTGGCTGAGGCCGAGGGCATCGAGGACCACCCGAACGGCACGCTCGACTGGATCCCGGTCCTGTAGGCGAAGGAGACCACCATGGGAGCCAAGGGATCGCTCGCGGCGAACCACGCCGCACGGGGCGCCGGCATCGTCCAGCAGCTGTTCGACCTGCTCGGCTGCGAGGCTGACGAGCCGGACCAGGTCAAGCTGCTCAACAGCGCGATCGACCAGGTCAACGCCTGGGTGGTGGCGGAGCGCAGCGAGATCGGATCGGCCGACGACGCGGCCGCGTACCAGGCGTACTACGGGCCCAGCGTCAAGGCCTGGCAGCAGGAACTGAAGGCGGAACCGCTCGATGGCAGCGCGCTCGACTCCTGGCTGGCCGGCAAGATCCCGCGCCGCCTGCTCATGGTCCCGTTCGGCGGTCCGCTGCCTGGCGGCAAGGCCGGCCTGGATCTGGACGGCGAGTACTTCGACGGCGACACGGACCTGTTCGGACCGTTCCCGACGCTGCGCACGACGCGCGATCGCCTGGTCGACTGGCACCACGACAACGACCCGACCCAGGTCATGAAGGGCGCGATCCTGGGCCGCGTCACGATGGACCAGGTTCCCGAGTCGGAAGGCCTGTGGGCGGACTTCTGGGTGAACGCCGGCGAGAAGCGGAAGGCGCTGATCGCCACGCTCGAACGCCGCGGCGTCGCGCTCTACGGATCGTCCCAGGCGATCCCTGCCGCGGTGCGCAAGGCCGGCGACGGGCACATCGAGGTCTGGCCCGTCATCCGCCACACCATCACGACCAGCCCGCAGAACACCCTGGCCATCATGCCTGCGCTGAAGGCGCTGTTGACCAGTGGTCTACCATCCGAAGCGACCAGCAAGGCTGCACTCGAGGCGGCTGTGCTGGGCATGGACGAGGGTCCATCGCGCTCGACCGCTCCCCAGGGATCGGCCCCGATCGACGCAGACCTGCCGCCCGACGTCAAGGCCAAGCTGGACCTTGCGATCGACGGGCTTGCTGCCTACGTGCGATCGCTCACCTGAGGAGAACGATGGACCCGTCCGCGACGATGCGGTACCGCGGCAACGTGGAGGGCATGGCGGTCTACATGACCGTGATGCTGGCGCTCCAGGCCGTGGGCGCCGTGCCTATCGGGATGACCCCCAAGGGGACCCCGATCTATCCCATGGCCGGTGGCGATGGCACCGGCGATCTGAACGCCCGACTGGACACCCTGATCGGTGAACTGAAGCGCGTGGGCGACGCCCGGAGCGAGAGCAACCCGGCAGCGAAGGCTGCGGATGGCGGTCGCTATGCGTCCGCACTGGATGCCTCCGCCGAGCTCGCTGCGAAGCTCACCGAGGCGGAGACGCAGCTGGCGGCGCTGAAGGCCGGCGATGCCGCGGCCGCGCGCAAGGCGGAGATCCAGGAGGCCGTCCGCGAGGCGATGCACTCCAGCCGCACGCCGTCGATCGCTGCTGCTCTGGCTGGCGGCGCTGCTGGTGGTGCCACCAACGGCTCGCGCTTCAAGCCTGGCGCTGGCTTCGCCGGCAAGGCCAGCCCGGTCCTGGACGCCGCGTTCCGCGACTACCAGCCTGGCGAGGTCCTGCACGCGATCATGGGCTTCAAGGGCCAGCTGAGCGATGGCATCGACATCGACCAGCTGAACGCCAGCAAGGCGAAGCTCGAAGAGCTCGGGATGCTCTGGATGAGCGTGCCGGACGCGTCGAAGGCGACGCTCGGAACCACGGGTGCGACGGGTGGCTACGTGCTCCCCAACAACCTGGTGGACACCGTGCTGAAGCCCGCGACGCAGCGGGCCGTCCTGCAGAACCTGGTCACCGTCATCAACGGCGTGTCCGTCCGTGGCGTCGATCAGCCGTACCGCCTGGGCGCTCCGAGCCGGATGACGTTCCAGGACTGGGGCGCGACCAAGGAGAACGTCAACGAGACCTACGGCACCTACGCCGCGGTGCTCGGGACGATCGCCCGCGTCTACGACATCGCCAAGCAGTACGCGCGCTTCAGCGCTGGTGCGGCCGAGGCGGACGTCATGGACGAGCTCACCAAGGCCGCCATCCTGGCCGAGAACTACTACATGATCGCCGGCGCTGGCGGTGGCACCCCGGGCGTGGGCGATCCCACGGTCGGCGTCTACACCAGCCTCGACGCGACGCCCGCGTTCCTGGGCTACAAGAGCGCCAAGACGGGTGCGGCGAGCAACAGCACGGTGGCCGGCTCTGCCGCGTCCGCCTTCGCTGAGCTCTTCGGGATCCTGGCCGGGCGCAACCGGGAGCCTTCCGCGGTGCTGGTCGACAGCACGACCTACTGGACGATGATCGCCCAGGGTTCCGATGCGGCCGGCTTCTGGGTCAGCCCGACCGGTGGGCCGACCGGGTTCACGCGGACCGAGTCGGGTGGCCTGGCCTTCTGGGGGGTGCCGATCTACTACGACACCAACCTGACCGCCAACGCCGCTTCGAAGATCGCCATCGCGGCGGAGTGGAGCGCGTTCAAGCTCTACCGCGGCATGGAGTTCCGCATCGACTCGAGCGACGTGGCCGGCGATCGCTGGGACAAGAACCTGATCGGCTTCCGCGGGGAGGAGGAGATCGGCTTCAACGCCGAGACCCCCGTCCACGTGGGCGCTGCTCAGCTGATGACGGCGGTCATCCCCTGACCCCTGTAGCGCCGGGCTGAGCCCGGCCACCAAGGTGAGGAAGGCCCGGGTCCGCGGAGTAGGACCCGGGCCTTCTGCTTGTCAGCATCCCTGCGTATCGCCCGGGGATGGACAGCTGGCGTAGGCTGCCTCCGTGCCCAGGCGTCCTGGGCCCGCACCAGGGAGGGGCCATGCGCTCCAGGATCGTCTCCGCGCTGATGGCGCTGGCGCTGCTCGTGCCGACGGGCGTCGCGGCCCAGGATCCGCCCGTGGATCTGTGCGGCCAGGTCGCCACGGTCAACGCCGGCGCGGTCACCATCGACGGCGAGACGCCGATCACGGGCGAGTGCGCCATCGCCATCGGGTCCAGCCTCCCAGCCTGGGCCTGGCTCGATATCACGCTGGTGCCCGTCTGCCAGGCGGCCACCGGATCCGGCACCAGCGCGGTGAAGGACGGCGCCTACTTCCGAGGCATCACGCGCGACGCCTCGGGCGCCATCGTCAGCCAGTCGAACATCACGAACTGGTCGGGCTGCACGCCCACCGGCTACGTGGTCCACAAGCAGCTGGCCATGCAGGGCTACGACCGCACCGTCGTCCTGGTGGTCGAGCGCCGGCGCTGGCCGTTCGCCGCCGACAAGGTCGTGGCCACGGACACGGATCGGGCCTACACCGGGACCGCGGCCGTGACGTGCGGGACCTGCCTGCCATGAGGCGCCGATACGCCGCGCTCACCGCGGTGGTCATGGCGGTCCTGCTCATCGCATCCCAGGCGCTGCCGGCGCTGGGCGCGGTCGACCACTACATCACCGTCGATGGCCCGGATGGACCGGAGGCGTGGCCCGTCTCCTACCAGCAGGGAGGCGCCAACGACGGGGTGGCCATCATCACGGACCCCGCGTGCGGCACGGCGGACCAGGACTTCCGGGCGGTGTTCTATGACCACGGCAGCTTCAACGGCGACCGGGTCATCCTCTGCCGATCGGAGTCCGACTTCTGCACGATCCCAGGCCACGGCTACCCGCTGGGCATGGGGTGCTTCTTCACCGGCTGGTTCAACAACGCGAACGACGAGTTCCTGTCGGTGAGCGTGGGCGATATCAAGGCCGCGGGCGGGTGCCTCCGCTACTTCGAGCACGCCGGCTTCAGCACCGCTGGCCAGACCGTGCGGCTGCGCGAGTACACGCAGTACGCTTCGATCCCGCAGGTCGGCGGAGACGGATCGTCCGTCAAGAGGCTGTTCGCCGGCAACTGCTGAGCGATGGACGGCCTGGCCGTCGTGAAGGCCCGGGGGTTGCGCCCCGGGCCTTCGTCGTTCCTGGCGGGTGATAGGCTCCGCGCTGCCGGCTGGTGGAGCGCTTCACCATCGGCCGGCACCCCGCCCTTGAAGCGATCGGGAGGAAGCGTACCGATGGGCCTGACCACCGCGTCGTTCGAGACGCCTGCTGGCCGCTGGATCGTCATGGACGTCCGCGACGACACCAGCGACTGGAACACCGTCAACGCGATCACCAAGGTCGGTGACGAGTACCACCTGCCATCCGGCCAGGAAGGCTGGGCGGTCGACGTCGGCGCCCACATCGGCGCCTGGACCATCGCGCTCCTGGTGGACAACCCGGGGATGCGCTGCGTGGCCATCGAGGCGCTGCCGGAGAACGTGGCGCTGATCGAGCGCAACGTCGATCGGAACGGGCTGCGCGATCGGGTGGTCGTCATCAACGCCGGCGCCTCGAACGAGGCAGCGCCGGTGACCGTCCGCTACAGCACGGACCCGCACCACGAGTTCATCGGATCGGCTGGCGGAGCCGGGCGGACCATCGAGGTCCCTGGCATCACGCTGCTCGACGTCCTGAACCTGGTCGAGGCGGGCGGTGGCTCGCGCATCGAGCTCTTGAAGATCGACTGCGAGGGCTGCGAGTACCCGTTCCTGACGTCCATCGGGATCGGCATGGTGGAGCGCATCGAGGGCGAGGTCCACTTCGGCTCGGAGCAGCTGCGCGGGATCCTGGCCGGCACCCACGACGTGGAGTTCCCGGCCTTCGAAGCCAACCCGGACTTCGGCCCGTTCCGGGCGTGGGTCCGGCGATGAACGTCCTGCTCATCACCGCGCACTCGATCGCGTCCTACGACGACCTGCGGATGCTCACCGACCTGGGCTACGACGTGTTCAACCTGGACGCCTACATCGATCCGGCCCGCCCGCACGTGGATCTGCGGCCGGCGCTGCCGGACGCGCCCCGGCATCCCGAGCTCATGGCGGCGGTCGACCGCCTGGGCCGGCCGGACAACCTGACGGCGGCCAAGGAGCGCCTGCCCGACGAGCTCATCGAGTGGGCGGACGTGGCGATCTACCACCACTACCTGCCGCAGTGGATGGAGCCGAACTTCGCCCGGCTGAAGGCGGCCGGCGTCCGGGTGATCTGGCGGACCTGCGGCCAGTCGGACTTCACCCTCGAGGATCGGATGGGCTGGCACCGGGCGCAGGGCCTGGAGGTCGTGCGGTACTCGCCCGCGGAGCAGCGCTTCTTCGCCACGGCTGGGCACTGGGCGGGCCAGGACGCGCTCATCCGCTTCGGGAAGTACCCGGGGGACTATCCAGCCTGGACGGGCCCACGAGGCGACGGGCTGCCCTACGTGGCCAACGTGACCCAGGACATGGCGGGTCGCGGCGAGCACTGCGGCCTGACGTTCTGGATCCGGGCCACGGCCGGGCTGACCGCCATGCCGGCCGGGCCGAAGTCGATGCAGCTGCCGGGCGGCGTCGGCGCGCTGCCGGAGCCGACCATGCTGGCCTACCTGGCGGCCGCTGGCGCCTACCTCTACACGGGCACCGTGCCGGCCAGCTACACCCTCGGGCTGATCGAGGCGCTCATGGTGGGCGTGCCCATCGTGAGCATCGGCGCCCAGGCCTGGATGGGCCCGGACCGGCTGTTCGAGGGCGACAGCTTCGCGGGCCTGTCGTTCAACGATCCGGCCGACGCCCGGGCCGCGCTGAAGGTCCTGCTCCAGGATCGGGACGCGGCCGCCGAGCTCAGCGCCTCATCGCTGGCCATGGCGGCGTCGTTCGACGTCGGGCCCATCGGCCAGCAGTGGGTCGACCTGCTGGGCGCGCCATGATCCGGGTGCTCTGCGACGCCATCCACGCGGATCTGTGGGAGTCGCTCCGGCTGCTCTTCGAGGTCCGGCTGGGCTGGGAGCTCTACCGCCCGATCGGCATGGAGTGGCGCGACAAGGGGATCTGGAACTTCGAGCGGCACCAGCCCTACGGCGAGGGCGTCGCGCACCAGTTCCTGGACCCCTGGCCGACCGATCAGCCGGTCGGCGGGTTCGCCACACCGCCCGAGGTCCACTCGAACTGGTCCGAGCGCCCCGACACCACGCACCCTGGACAGGCGATCCGGCTGGTCACCCACGAGCAGGCCCGATCCCAGCCATGGGATCTGGTCCTGGCCACGCTGGCTGAGAACGAGCAGGGCCTGTGGCAGTTCGCCCAGGAGGTCGGCGCGCACTACGGCATCCAGGTCGGCAACCAGGGAGCCGCCAACCTGTGGCCGATCGCGGAGTTCGGGCTGCTCAGCGTGACCACGCCAGGCCTGACCCCGTGGAAGCCGCACGTCTACTACCGCCAGGAGTTCAGCCTGGAGGACTTCGCGCCCGACCATGGCGCCATCGCGGAGCCCGACCTGGTGATGAACCGGGTGCAGTGCACCAGCCAGACCCCGGACCACGAGCGCTGGCGGCGCATGGCGGCCGCGGTGCCCGAGGCGCGCTTCCGCTGGTACGGGCACTGCGAGCCGCGCGACGAGTGGTTCGGCGGATCCGACGAGACCACCCCCCTGGTCGCGGGGTCCATGCACCGCGCCCGGATCGCCTGGCACCCGAAGCGGTGGTCGGACGGCTACGGTCACGTCATCCACAACTGGTTCAGCATCGGCCGGCCGGTCATCGCCTCGGCTGGGTACTACGCCGACAAGCTGGCGGGCCCGCTGTTCCTCGAGGGCGCGACCAGCTTCGACATGGACCGGATGAGCGACGACGAGCTCGCCGGCACGGTGCGGATGCTGCTCCACGACGAGGACCGCTGGCTGCGCATGTGCGAGGCGTCCGCGGACCGCTTCCGGGCGGTCGTAGACTTCGACGCGGAGGCTGCGGAGATCCGAGCCATGCTGGAGAACGTGATGAGCGATCGGCTGGTGCGGTGATGGCGGCGAAGCCCAAGCCCGAGCCCAAGCCCGAGTGCTGGGTGGGCAGCGATCCGCTGGCGACCACGCACGTGTTCGACGTCCACGTCCAGGGTGACCCGCCCGAGCTTCTGATCACGTTCTGCACGCGCTGCGGCCACATGGCCGAGGTCCGCGAGTCGAAGGAGACGCCATGACCCGGGTCCTGATCCTGGGCGACACCGCGGGGACGGGCTTCGGAACCGTCACCAGGGATCTGGCCAGCGCCATGGTCCGCCGCGGCGACGACGTGCGGATCGTCTCGATGAACGAGGACGCCGGCGCGCAGACCGATCCGGGCTTCCCGAAGAACATCCGCGATCGCGTCGTCATGCTCGGCCACGACGACGGCTGGATGGCGCTGGAGGCGATGACGGACGAGGGCCAGGACGCGCGCCTGGCGCTGCTCGCGCGAGCTCGCGGCGTGTTCACGGGCGAGACGGTCCCTGGCTGGGTGCCGGAGGGCGTCGTCATCATCGGGGACGTGGCCAGCCTGAAGCTGTCGCCATGGCCGGCGATGCTGCCGCCGACGCTGCCGGCCTGGAACTACGTCCCCGTGGAGGGCATCGACCTGCCTCCGCGGTGGAAGCACCTGTGGGACCGGATGGCGCCCGTGGCCATGTGCGAGTTCGGCGCGGATGAGATCGCCAAGGTCACGGGGACGCGGCCTGCT